GTGTGTCGCTAGTTTGTGACAGCGTAGAAGGTTATTTCCCGGTTAGTGTATGGACCCTATTAGTCTAACTCTCCTAGGATTTTCATTGCTCGCATTTTATTGTTGCCTGCAATTAGCATTTGAAGTACAAAATGCCCAAACAGAACAAGTCGAAGAACTTGAAAGCCCAACCTCCACGAGTAAGAGGCAGAGGAGACTATGATGTCTCTGAAGCCCCTGTTGCCGCCCGTTCCAACCCCATCGCGGCATTGGACAAGCGTCTCTCCCGAGTTGAGCAAAAGTTTGACCGCCCTGGTGCCACCCCGATCAACGCCGCTGCCTCTGCAGTGGGTCGAGGACTCGGCACTCTGGTCGGTCAGGGCGACCTCGGTTCGATGGCCGGGAGCGCTCTCGCTAAGTGGTTTGGGCACGGAGACTATCATCTGAAGAGCAACAGCTTGATCACGAAAGCTGGGCTTGATGGCAACGCGGTGCCTGTCTTTGCAAAAGACGGCCGCCGCGGCGTGCGTATTACTGAGCGCGAGTACCTTGGTGACGTTATTTCATCGTCAACCATTGGTGCTTTCGCATCTCGATCGTACGCTATCAACCCGGCGATGCCCAACACTTTTCCCTGGCTGGCAACTACTGCCGCCCAGTTTGATGAGTGGGAACCCCATGGCATCATTTTTGAGTTCAAGAGTACCTCTTCTGAGTATAATGGTACCTCGCAGGCCCTTGGGACTGTAGTACTTGCTACTGATTACAACCCATCCAACACCGCTTACACCAATAAGCTCGAAATGGAAAACGCCGATTACTCTGAGTCTGTGAAGGCTTCGAATTCTTGTGTGCACGGAGTGGAGTGTGATGCTTCAGAACGTGCGGACCGTGTATTATATACCCGGTCAGGCTCACTGCCTGCATCAGAAAACGCTAAATTCTATGACCTCGGGAATTTCCAGATCGCCACCGTAGGCTGTTCAGCCGCGAGTGTGAATTTGGGTGAGCTATGGGTTTCGTATGATGTGACCTTCTATAAGAAACAGCTTGTCGCCGGCCAGCTTGGCAGGACGATTTTGATGTCCACGATAGTTAGTACGACTGGGGCTGGAATTACCACCTCTGCGTACTTTGGTACTGCTGCCTCGCAAGTGGGCACCATGTACCTTGCCCTCACCGGCACTACCATAACGTTTCCCTCGTGGTTGAACACTGGGGTTTACGCGATGCGAGTTAACTATCAAGGAGCGTCTTGTACGATGCCTAACTACACAGGCACATCAAATTGTCTCGTCACCGCCGGTATACTACCAGGATTTCCTTACAACACCATGAATGCCACCAATGGTTTTGGTGGTATGTCCCTCGTAGCTGGGGCAGGAACTTCATCAACTGTCGGACATTACATGGTTTCGATCAGTGGGCCTGGCGCTGTGATTACCCTCTCTGCGGGTACATTCACTACGCCCTCATTCGTCTTCACCGAGTTCATCCAACTTCCGTTGATGTCGCTTCCTATCGTGACTGCTGCAAGTGCGATCTAGTAGTTAACTGTAACACACGCCCACCCTGAATCGGCTTCGGCCCACCATCGCTGCTGGGAGAGCGAAAGAAAATAAACCAGATTATACCTATATATACTCCGGACGTGGTCGAGCGCGACCCGCCTCGGTGATAAACAACACCTTGTGTGCATGTGTTTGAATTCCAGTGTTCCCCCCTGTTGGAGAAACAACGAACATTGGTGGTCTTCTGATAAAGAGGGCACTTCCTTTGATGGAAGCTCTAGGCAAGTCTAGAGATCCGCTAGGCGGACTCCGCCATTT